ACGGCCACAGCCCTGACCATCCGCGCCTCTGGCCGTGAAATCACTTAAGGAGACCACCATGGAAATGCCAAAGATCATGATGGCTGGCTTCACCGGCCTGCCAGAATCCATGCCGTTCATCACGGCGGCCGAGAACAAGAAGAACACCCAAGTGGTGATCGACGACTGGATGCTCGGCCCAGAGAACCCAAGCAATGAGCCAATGGCAAACAAGGTCTACTGGGTTGCACTTGGCAAGGCCATGCAGGTGGACGAGAAAGAGGCCCGGCGTCGTCGTTGCTCGAACTGCGAGTATTACGACAACAGCACCTACAAGCAGGCCTTAATGGAGCGCATCCCGCGCAACGATTGGGACACCGACGCTGGTTTCCGTGGCTTCTGCCGCAAGTTCGATTTCATCTGCCACGATCTGCGTTCCTGCCAAGCCTGGGAAGAGCGTGACTTTGAGATGGATTGACAGGTGATGCAAATGTGGGAAAATACAGGTGCTGAGCCTATCGAGCCGCCAGCAGCTCATCGCCACTTGGAGGGTAGAGCATGACTGGTACGGATAGCCTCAAACAGAACCTGCAACAGGTTCTGGCGCTGCCTGCACCGGCCATTGAGTGGCTGCTGATGCTGTGGAACGCGATCCAGGTCTTTGACGACGTGGCAGACGGCGATCCAGTCGAGCGCAGCGATCTGAATGCCGCCATCTGGAACACCCTGGTGGCGATGAATCAAAACACCTTCTTCCTGCAGAATTCCCCTGTCCTGGTGCCATGCGTGGCATCCATGGTCTTGAAGTGGCAAGCATCCGACCGCGCTGAGCGTGCCGGACTTGCCGATGCACGCTCCTACATGTGGCGTGCTGGGTACTATGACGTGGTCTTGATGGCCATGCAGCTTTGCCATGGCGCGAAGTTTGCCAACGAAAATGCCCACTTGGTCATGGAGCTGTATGGCGAGACGTTTGAAGAATACATGAAGGAGTTTGGCCATGCCTGATCCAATTACCGGCTTAATCGTCGGCGGCACACAGCTCGTCGGCGGTCTGATGCAAGCCGACGCAGCAGGTGAAGCTGCTGGTGTCCAAGCAGCAGCCAGCGAGGCTGGCATCGCAGAACAGCGTCGTCAGTTCGACATGGTGCGTGAGCTGCTGAAACCCTATGTCGAGGCAGGTGCTCCGGCACTTGCAGCGCAGCAGGCCATGCTTGGCCTTGGAACCCCAGAAGCAGAGGCTGCCCAGATTGCGGCCGCTGAGCGCTCCCCGACATTCCAGGCCATGCTTCGCACAGGCGAGGAAGCATTGCTGCAGCGTGCATCGGCCACTGGTGGCCTGCGTGGCGGAAACGTCCAGGCTGCCCTGGCTCAATTCCGGCCGCAGCTGCTGGCTCAGGAGCTCGAGAACCGATACAGCCGCCTTGGTGGCCTGACCGCACTTGGCCAGCAATCCGCTGCAGGTGTTGGCACAGCTGGCATGGAAACCGGCTCTGCCATCGCACGACTGCAGGCAGAACGCGGCGCAGCACTGGCCGGTGGTGAGCTTGGCCAGGCCAAAGCCTTCAGCGGCCTGCTGAACCTCCCAGCCCAGGTGCTTGGCGCACAGTACGGCGCAGGCGGCAAACTTGGCCTTGGCTTCGGCAGTCTATTCTGAGGACAAGAACATGCCAGCACCCTACGACTACTCAATCAACGTTCAGAGCCCCTTCGAGGCTGCCGTCAGCGGCCTGAAACTGGGCGCGACCATCGCAGACATTCGCACGCAGCAGGAAGCTGCCGCGAAGGCTGCTGAACGCCAGCAAATGCTCAACCAGGGCATGCAGGCGCTGATCAACAACCCGAACCCGACCGCACGCGACTTCACCAACATCGCCATGCTGCTGCCTGAAAAAGAGGCGGCCAGCATGCGTGCAAACTGGGACACGCTGAACAAAGACCAGCAGGACAACGAGCTGCGCTTCAGCGGCCAGGTCATGTCAGCATTCAGCTCCGGCGCACCTCAGATCGGCGTGAGCCTGCTCCGCCAGAAGGCCGATGCAGAGCGCAACTCTGGCCGCGAAGACCGCGCCAAGGCCTATGAGACCTATGCGCAGCTGGCTGAGACCAATCCTGGCGCTGCCCAGAAGACCATTGGCATCATGCTTGCCGGTGTTCCTGGTGGCGACAAGGTGCTGGAATCCTCGATCAAGGCACTCAAGGCCCCGGCCGAGATTCGCACTGGCGAGGCTGGCGCGACTGAGAAAGAGCTGATCACGGCCAACACGCCGACCCGCTTGGCCTTGGAAAACGCCAACACCGGCGCACAGATTCGCAACATTGACAGCCAGATCGCAGACCGTTCTGGCCGCTTGGCGCTCGACCGTGACAAGCTGCAGACCGACGTCGAGATGAAGCTGTTTGAACTTGGCCAGGCTGGAACAAAGCTCGACCCAGACGCACGCAAGATCGTGAACAATGCCACCATCGCAGCCGTCGGCAACGAGCAGGCTGCAGGCCGCATGCTTGATCTGGCTGGCCGCATTGAATCCGCACAAGGCGGCAAGGGCGCACTGACCAAGGCTAGCGAGTGGTTTGCAGGCGCAACCGGCCGTCAGGACGAGTGGACGCAGATGCGCCAGGAATACACCCGCCTGCGCAACACCCAAGCGATCAAGATGCTGCCGCCTGGCCCGGCCACCGATAAGGACATCCAGCTTGCGCTTAAGGGTTTTCCCGAGGAAACCGCCAACGCTGCCACCATCGCCTCGTTCTTGCGCGGCATGGCCAAGATGCAGCAGTTCGACGCAGCGGCAAAATCTGCCGAGGCTGAGTGGGTCAACTCGACCGGCTCGCTTGGCCGCGCCAAGACCGACATCAACATCGGCGGCATCCAGGTGCCTGCTGGCACGACATTCGTGGACTTCATGCGCCAGTACGGCGAGCAACGCGCTCAGGGCCTGGCTGCACAGCAGGCCAACGTGGTCACCGGCCAGCGTGGCTACATGCGCTGGGCCAACCCGCAAACTGGCCAAGTTCCTGCACCTGGCACCATGGGCAGCGGCACTTTCCAGGTGCCTGGCCAATAAGGACAACAGATGGCGACACAAGCCCCAAACAGCTACAAAGACCCGTTCTGGTCTGACCTGGCGTCCAGCACTGAGCAGAAGCTCGGCCTGCCGTCTGGTCTGCTCAAGTCGGTGCTGCTTTATGGCGAGCGAAGCAATGCCGACCAGGTGTCCGAGGCCAGCGCCAAGACGCCATTCCAGATCATCCCTGCCACCCGCAAGGCTGTGCTGGACAAGTACGGCGTGGACGCCTACCTCAGCCCACAGAACGCGGCCGAGGCTGCTGGCCTGCTGCTCAAGGAATCCCTGCAGCGCAACAAAGGCGACATCAAGATGGCCGCTGCCGAGTACCACGGTGGCACCGACCCGAAAAACTGGGGGCCTCGCACGAAGTCCTACATCGAGCGCGTGACTGCTGGCGTTGGCCAAGAGCAAAAAGCCACACTCCCCGGAGGTGGTGAAAGCACGTTTCAGCGCGTCATGTCTGCCAGAGGTGGCGCTGATGCTGCTATGGCTCCTGGCTCGATCCAAAACATCTTCAACGCCTACAGCTCTGGTCAGATGACGCCTGAAGAGGCGGCAGAGTTCGAGGCCGACGTCCAGTCTGGCGCGATCATGCTGCCCCGTGGCGCTGTCCTGCGTGGCCAACAGCCTGCACCATCCCAAGGCACCAAGCCCAGCACGCAAGTCGCTGAGCTGCCGCCTGCCGTGGTCGAGGCCTACAACACCGGCCGCATGACCCGCCAGGAAATGATGGACTTAGAGGCTGACGTCAAGAGCGGCATGGTGCGTGCACCGGCTGGCATGCAGCTCAAAGGCACTGAGGCCCTGGGCGTGCTTGGCGGCATCCGTGAGGCCATCACTGGCACAGAGCGCGAAACGCCCACAACTCAGGCGCTTCCAGACTGGGCATCGATGCCCGAGCTCAACACCTTCAGCATGGCCAGCTTCAAGTCGGCCCTGGGCACGATGATGACCAACCCGCAGGAAACTGTGCAGGTCATCCAGTCCAACTTCCCCGGCGTGCAAGTCAGCCAGGACGAGAAGGGAAACTTCGTGCTGCAGTCGTCGATCAATGGCCAGCTGTACGCCATCAAGCCCGGATTCCAGGTGAGCGACATTCCACGCGCTGCTGGCGCTTTGGCCGCCTTCACCCCGGCTGGCCGCGCCACCACGCTTCCCGGCATGGCCGCTGCTGCTGGTGGAACCCAAGCCGCCATCGAGGCCACACAGGCTGCCACTGGCGGCAGATTCGACGCTGGCGAGGTTGCCACGACTGCTGCGCTGGCTCCCGTACTCCCGGCTGCTGTGCGCGGCGTGCAGGCCGTCCGCGCTGCCCGTGCGCCCGTTGCCCCTGCCGCTGGCCCTGCGGCCCCTGCTGGCGCTCCCATGGGCACGGCAATGGCTCCGGCCGCGCCTGCCGCACCTGTCCGTGCTGCCGCTGCCGCGCCTGAAGTTCAGCCATCTGCCATGCAAGTCACACCACCGGCTGCTCCTGCGGCCGCCATGACACCCCAGGAGCTGGCCACGACCGCACGCACGGCCGCCGAGGGTGGCATGGGAGCAACCCGCGCCACTTCCGTGCTGGCTGGCCAGGCCGCGCCAGACCCGAAGGTGCTGGAGGCTGCCCGACGACTTGGTATCGACGAATACCTGCAGCCCGACCACCTGACATCGAACCAAGCCTACCGTGAGCTGGCCCAGGCCGTGAAGTCCATCCCTGGCAGCCAGACCCGTGCAGCCGAGATTCAGGGCCTTGAGCAGGTTGGCCTTCGTGCCGACCGCCTGATCAACGAGATCGGCGGCACGACCGACCTGAGCAAGCTCAACCAGGCCGTGCGCACGCAGCTCGACCAGACCGTGACAAACCTGTCCAACCAGGCCGACGATGCCTACAAGGCGCTGCGCACGCAGATTCCGTCGCAGACCCGTGGCGAGGCCACCAACGTGCTGGACTTCGTGCAGCGTCGCGCCGATGACCTGGATGGCGCTGAAAACCTGTCGGCCTTGGAAAAGATGGTGCGCAGCAAGCTGACGCCCAAGCCCATCAAGGACGAGGCTGGCAACGTGATCGGCACCCGTGCCCCGACCTATGCCCTGATCGATGACGTCCGGCGCGATGTTGGCGCTGCCGCACGCCAGGCTGGCCCGTTCGCTGATGCTGACACCGGCCTTGCAAAGCAGCTCTACCGCCTGATCGACGATGACCAGTTCGCACTGGCCCAAGGTGCTGGCCAGGGTGAAAGCTACCGCCTGGCCAAGAGCCTGGTGCAGATGCGTAAGGGCTTTGAGGATGACATGGTGTCCCTGTTCGGCCGCCAGCTCGACCAGAGTCTGGTGGGCAAGCTGGAATCGGCCACCATGTCCCTGACCAAGGGCGATGCCGATAAGCTGGCCAAGATTCTGACCGCCATTCCGAAGGACATGCGCCAGATGGTCACAGCCTCGGCCCTGAACACCGCCTTCGGCAAGGCCACCCAGAACGGCGCTCTGAACTTCAACACCTATGCCAAGTGGTACGAAGGCCTGCTGGCCAACAAGCAGGCCTATGCCGCGCTGATGGCCAACCTGCCGCAGCCTGCACGCAAGCAACTGTCCGACCTGTACCGCGTGGCCAGCAACGTCAGCAAGGCCACACGCGAGCGCATCACCACAGGCCGCATTCAGGCTGTCCAGCAGGAGCTGCAAGGCGCTGATAACCTGCTGACCAACATCTACGGCGTGGCCAAGCGTGCTGCTGTCGGCTTGCCCATCGAGGCGGCCACATCGGCTGTCGGCCTGCCTGGTGCTGGCATTGCATCCGGCCTGGCCGCTGCGCTGACAAAGACCAAGCCTGGCGCACTGAAAGCAGCCGATGAGCTGATCTCGTCGCCTGAGTTTCAGCGCCTGGCAGTCGAGACAGTTTCCACAGGCAACCAACCATCCAAGGCTACCGTAAAGGCTGTCTTGATGTCACAATCTTTCCAGAAGTTTGCCGACGCGGTGAAACT